GGCAAGCTCGACGAGGCCGCGATCCAGAAGCTGGTTGATGCCCGTCTTGGGCAGAAGACGGCTCCTCTGGAACGTCAACTCAAGGATGTTCTCACCGAGCGTGACACTATCCTGACCGAGAACGCGACTCTCAAGACGAGCATTCTGTCCCGCGATCGCAATGATGCTGTCCGGGCGGTTGCCACTGAGATGAAGGTTCTCGCAACCGCAATTCCGGACGTCGAACTCGTCGCCGGTATGTTCCTCGAGAAAGATGACACCAGCGGTCAGTTCATCATCAAGGCTGATGCCCCCGGCGTGACCCCCGGTCTCGACATCAAGGGGTTCCTGAAGGAGATGCAGAAGGTTCGCCCTCACTGGTGGCCTGCCTCTTCTGGTGGTGGGGCCGGTGGTGCTGGCGGCTTCGACAACGCTGATGACAATCCGTGGTCGGCGAAAGGCTGGAACATGACGAAGCAAGGCCAGTATGTGCGCGAGCACGGCATGGCGAAAGCTGAAGTCGCTGCCAAGGCCGTCGGTTCCAAGGTTGGCGCTACGCGTCCGCCTGCGACCAAATGAACTTGTCAGCTTGCCTCTCGGTAGGCTACAAGTAACCATAGCGCGGCGGTGGGTGTGGTAGCCAGCCCCCGCGCCAGCGCCCGGAGAACGCAGCATCTCCGGGCGCTTTTTCTTTACAAAAACCTGATTGCAATCCTACCATTTTAGAGGTAGGGTAATTTCCATTCAGTTTCGATGACATGGGTCATCACCCGAAGCGCGAACATGGGTTCGCTTCTCCCAAAGCGCCAATCGAAAGGAAATTCTCATGGCCGCAGGACCCGCGACTCGGGTGAGCGACGTTATCGTCCCCGAAGTCTTCACCCCCTATATGCAGAACCTGACGGAAGAGAAATCGCGTCTCATCCAGTCCGGCCTTCTGACCCGCTCGCCGGAGCTCGATCTTCTGCTCGCCGGTGGCGGTATCACTTTCCAGGTGCCCTCGTTCAAGGATCTGGACAACGATGCCGACCGCATCTCGAGCGACACGTCGGTGCCGTTCGCTGCCGCCGACGCCGCGCTTCCGGCAGGTGTGGCGCGTCCGCCCAACCCGCTGAAAATCGGCACCCTGAAGGAAATCGCTGTTCGTCTCAACCGCAACAACTCCTGGTCGAGCACCGACCTCGCTGCGATCCTCGCCGGTGTGGATCCGATGAACTCCATCGCCAGCCGCGTGTCCGCCTACTGGACCCGTCGTCTGCAGGCGGCTTTCATTGCGACCTGGAACGGTGTCATCGCCGACAACGCGGCCAACGACTCGGGCGACTACATCAACGATATCTCGGCTGCTTCGTTCACCGACGGTGTGACGAACTTCTCGGCCGAGGCCTTCCTCGACGCCTGCCAGACGATGGGTGACTCGCAGGAAGACATCGTTGCGGTGGCGGTCCACTCCGTCGTCTACAACCGGATGCAGAAGAACAACCTGATCGACTTCATCCCGGATGCTCGTGGCGAAGTGAACATTCCCTTCTTCTTGGGCCGTGAGGTCATCGTCGACGACGGTCTGCCGCGTACCGGCTCTGTCTACGACACGTGGCTGTTCGGCGCCGGTGCGACCCAGATGGGCGTCGGCACTCCCCCGGTCGCGACCGAAGTCGATCGCAAACCGGGTGGCGGCAACGGCGGCGGTCAGGACGTGCTGTACTCGCGCATCATGTGGTCCATCCACCCGACCGGTCACGCCTGGATCGGCACGGCTGGTGACGGCGGGCCGGCGAACACCGGGACCGGAGCCTCTGACCTCGACGAAGCTGCCTCGTGGAACCGGGTCTACCCGGAACGGAAGCAGATCAAGTTCGCTCGTCTGGTCACTCGCGAAGCGTAATCGGGAGGGCTTCGGCCCTCCCTCCAACTTCTGGAGGATCATATGACGAAAGGACTTCCCCGCTCCCTCGCTCGCGGTGGTCAGCTTACGCAGGCTGTGACGAAGCTCCGGCTTCCGATCAACCATACGATCACTGTTACCGCGACCGGCGCGGCCATCGGTTTCGGCTCCGTCGTTATCGGCGGTTTGCCTGAAGCATATCTCAAGATCATGGCGACTGCCATCAAGGTTCAGTTCTCTGGGCCAACCTCAGCCAACCTGACTGACACCTTTGATGGTGATTTCGGTGTGGGCTCCACTCCTGCCAATGATGCGACCATCACTGGTGCCGACGTGGATCTCATCTCGAGCACTGCCCTCGGCGCGGCCACGGCTGAAGTGTCTCCCGAAAAGGTTGTCGCTGATGGCGTCGATCTCGTTCTGGACAACACAGACGGCTCGCTCGAAGTGAACCTCAACCTGCTGATCGATGCGGCGAACATCGTCGATGACACTTCGGTCGCTATCAAGGCCAAAGGTTTCATGGAGATCGTTCTGATCACCATGCTTGACGACTAACAGGAGGGCCGGAAACGGCCCTTCAAACCCAACAGACCCTAGAGAGGTTGTTATGGATATCAAAGAAGCTCTCGCCTCCCTGGACGCTCTCGATGACGAACAGTGGACCCAGGATGGAGCGCCCAAGACCGACGTCGTCAGCGAACTCGTTGGGCACAAAGTCAGCCGCGCTGAAATCATCGATGCTGCCCCGAAATTCTCCCGCGAGAACATGGTCGTCGAGGACGACGATGAGAAGGAACCGGAAGTCGAAACCGAGACCGAAGAGACGGTCATCGACAATTCCGTTCTGGAAGCGTTCGCCGAGATGGATCCGATGCTCCCCGAAGAGCTCGCGGCCAAGGTTCTCAGCAAGATCGATCCGATGCAGCTCGAAAGCGTCGAGAAGCTTCTCATCGAGCAGATCGCCGTTTCGGCCGCGAAACAGAAAGAGATCGACGAAATGAACCGTCGTCTCAAGCTCGGCCTCGCTACGACCCGTCTTTGGATCAAGCAGCTTGTTCCTGACATGAACAACCAACAGGCGATCCAGGAATACATCAAGCGGTCGCAGGCGAACCGCGCCGCCAAGAACTCGGCTATCCAACAGATCCTCGGTGGTGCGAAGCTGAGCGATCTCGTGAAGCTCGATCCCCGCGCTGCGATCGACCGGGCGTTCGCCCGCAAGACTGCTCGTGGTGGCAACCGTCCCACGAGGTAAGATATGGCAAAACCGCTTGAGTATCTCAGGAAACTGAGGGAGAAGAAAACTCGAGCGGTTTTCGCTTCTCTCCTCGCTTCTCCTGGAACAGGAGCTTTCACAATGCCAGCAAGCGGGCGGATCTATGCCCGCTCGACGACTTCTCACGGTAATGGTGCTACTGTCGCCACGTTCTCTGGTAGAACGATCAAAACTTCAGCAATCGGTGCAAACTCTTTCATCAAAGTTGGTTGGATTGAAAGAGGAGTTGAGATCACTCCTTCTGTCGGCTTTGAAATCTGTCTTGATGTTGGTCTCGGTCGCTGCGCTAAAATCGGGGAAGGTGCTTAATGGACCTGATCGTCGAAAACGGAACTGGTATCTATGGTGCGAATGCCTACGCTGGTCGTGGTTATGTTCGTGACTATCTGACTGCCAGAAACAGAGCAACGGCGTGGAACGCTGCGACTGATGCCCAAAGAGATGCGGCGATCATCGCGGCGACTGACTACATCGATCGTCGGTTCGGTCAGCTCTTTCTTGGGCAGAAGCAGTTCACTGATCTGACCGTCTACGCGTCGAACATTCTCCAGATCAGAGCACTCCCTTCCGACGGCGATACTGTCACAATCGGGACCATTACCTACACTTTCCGCACTGCTCCGGCCGTGGCCAATGATGTTGCCATTGGTGCGACTGTGGCAGAGGCCGCAGGAGCGCTTGTGGCGGCTATGGCTGGCACGGGTGGGGGTAGTGGCACGGTAGCCCATCCAAGCGCCTCCGGGGCCGTTCTGAGCGCCTCCGGGGACGTCATTGTGCGGGCGCTGGTGGCGGGTGTGCTGGCCAGCACCATCGGCACGTCTTCGAGCTCCACGGACCTTGTGTGGGACAGCGATGAACTCTATGGTGGCTCCGATGCTGCCGAACAGTCACTGGAATTTCCCAGACTGTATCTCTACTCCGCGACTGGCCTTTCTCTCAGCGGAATTCCCGATGTTCTGAAGAAAGCGACCGCAGAATATGCTGAACGAGCTCTTTCCGCTGCTCTTATGCCAGATCCGTCTTATGGCTCCTCTGGTGCCCAAGTGGCGCGCATCTATGAGAAAGTCGGACCGATCGAAACCGAGACCGAGTATTCATCGGACGGTGCTATCGCGGTCACTCAGAAATATCCGGCTGCTGATAAACTGCTGATGAGCCTCATCTCTTCGAATGGAGGAGTGATCCGGTAATGGCTGTCGATTACGATAAGATGGCCCTCGTCGCTCAACGTCTCGTGACGGAGAACGGACGTACGATTTCGCTGGTTCGCCAAGGTGAAACTCCTACGGATGCTGCGAAGCCGTGGAACGGATCGTCTGGTGTTGAGACAGTGGTCGACGTTCCCGGCATCCAGCTTTTGCCGAATGCTGTTCGTGTCTTTGGGCTTTCCGCCTTGGGTGACGCTGGCAAGCTCGATGGACTGATCTCGATATCAGAGCTCGTCTACGTTATCTTTCAAGGCGAAGAAGATCTGAAGCAGTTTACATTCGTTCGTGATGGTGGCGTTGATTACCAGATCGAGGCAACGCAGGCGCTCAAGCCAGCGAACAAGACACTTCTTGGTTTCGTGGGGGTGAGGCGATGAACTTGACCTTCGCCCAAGCGAACGACGATATTCTCGCGTTGCTGAAAGCAGCGTGGGATCCGACTGGTCACGAGATGTTCTATGATGACATTCGTGAGCAGCGTGAAACTGACCAGACGCCGTGGGCGCAGGTCGTTGTCCGCCATGCGGCGGGTCAGCAAGATACTCTCGGCGGTGTCGGGAACAGAAGCTTTCTGCGTCTCGGTGTTGTGATTGTCACTATCAATACTCCATCCGGTTCTGGCTTGTCAACTGCCTATGCCTTGGCTAAAGTAGTGGCCGACGCCTATGAGGGCGTTTCTTCACCCAACGGAGTTTGGTTCCGAAATGTTCGTATCAATGAGCTCGGTCGCGATGGCACGTTCTATCGTACGAACGTGTTGATTGATTTCGAATACAGCGAAATGAAATAGGAGGCCACGAATGGCACAGGTCCCGAAGATCGACTCCAATATCACCGGCCTCGCCTATGCTGAGGAAGCTCAGCTCGGCCTGCTCCCAGGTGAAGGGGGTCTTGGCGGTACTCCAGTCTGGTATCGTCTCAACCCGAACAGCTACAACGACTTCGGCGGCGAAATCGTCACCGTTGCTCCCAATCCCATCAACCCGTCTCGTCAGCGCCGTAAGGGCGTCACGACCGACCTGAACGCGGCTGGTGGCTTCAATCACAACCTCAATTATGAGAACCTGACGCATCTCATGCAGGGCGTCATGTTCGCGGATATCCGCGCCAAGGGTCAACAGGCTGTGACCGCCGTCGACGTCGATGGCGCGAACCCTGATGAATACGAAGTGGCTGACACCACGGGCTTCATCGTCGGGAACCTGATCATCGGTCGTGGTTTCGCAAATATCGCGAACAATGGTCTCAACAGGATCAGTGTTGTCACGACTAACACTTCGGTGGAAGTCGCTGATGGTCAGCTCGTTGCCGAAGCTTCGCCTCCGGCTGCTGCCGACATCGTTGTCGTTGGCTATGAGTTCGCTGTGAATGATGCGAATATCGTCGTTTCCGGCAACCTCCCCACCCTAACCTCCGATGGTGGCATCGCCAACTTCACCACGCTCGGCATTGTTCCGGGCCAATGGGTCTACCTCGGCGGCGATACGGCTGGCACCCGGTTCACCAATACGGTGAACCGTGGCTTCAAGCGCGTTCGTTCTGTCACGGCTGCGGCGATCACCTTCGACAAGTCCGACGCGGCGATGGTCGCCGAGTCCCTCTCCGGTGGTGAGACGATCCGCCTATTCTACGGCGATGTGCTTCGCAACGAGACTGGCAATCTTATCGTTCGCCGGACGTACAACGTCGAGCGTACCTTGGGCGCTCCCGACAGTGCGTCTCCCTCGCAGATCCAGTCCGAAGTTCTGGTCGGCGCGGTGCCGAACGAATTCACGCTGAATATTCCTCAGGCCGAACTTGCGAACGTCGATGTTTCGTTCGTGGCCACGGACAACGTTCAGCGCGAAGGGACCACGGGGCCGAAGCAGTCGAGCGTTCAGCTCTTCCGCAGCGCCACCGAATACAACACGTCCAGCGACGTCGGCCGCATCCGTCTCTCCACGGTCTCCCAGACCGATGAAGCTCCGACGGCTCTGTTCGCCTATGTCACCGAAATGTCCATCGCGATCAACAACAACGTCACGCCCAACAAGGCGGTCGGTGTTCTAGGCGCGTTCGACGTTACGGCTGGCACGTTCCAGGTCTCTGGCTCGATCACGGCCTATTTCGCCAACGTCTCCGCGACGCAGGCAGTCCGGAACAACACCGATGTCACGCTCGACATCAGTTTCGTGAAGGACAACACCGCGATGGTCTTCGACCTGCCGCTCATTGCTCTGGGCGATGGCCGTCTCAACGTCGAAGTAGATCAGCCGATCACTCTGCCTCTGAACACCGAAGCCGCTTCGGGTGAAGATGTCGATGCTCTGCTCGATCACACGCTGGCGATCACCTACTTCCACTACGTCCCGGACGCCGCGTAAAGCGGCGTCCTAACCCACCTAGAACAGGAGAAGACAGATGGGTATGTATGATATCTTCGAGGCGGACGAAAACCTCGAAACCTCTGGTATCTGGATCGATTATGGCGATTTCCGCGTCAAGATCGCTTCAGCCGGTCAGGGGAACAAGAAATACGTTCGCTACGCCGAGAAGGCTCTCAAGCCCATCCGTCGCGCGATGCAGGCCGGTGCTCTTTCGAACGAGCGCTCTATGGCCGTCATGTCTGACATCTATGCACAGACCATTGTGCTGGACTGGCAAGTGAAGACCGACGAGGGCTGGAAATCCGGCATCGAAGGTCGCGAAGGCGATATCCTTCCCTTCAACAAGGAAGAAGTGCAGAAGGTCTTCATCTCTCTGCCGAACCTGTTCATCGACATTCAGGAACAGGCGCAGTCCATCGCCAACTTCCGGAAGGCCGAACTCGAGGACGACTCGGGAAACTAAGAGAAGTGCTGGAGTACCAACTCCAGCACGGGGCTTCAGAAGAAAACATCATTGGTCAGGCCGTGAAAAGCGGCCTGCCTCTGCCTGATCGTATTGAAAATGCCCCTAGTATTTGGCCGGGCCTGGAGCTATACTACATCGGGTTCATCGAGCTCACAACCTCCCGTCAGATCGGGATGGGAATAGG